ATGAACCATTTTCTCCGTCTTCGGAGACCTCAATCCAAACCTCACGGTTGGGATACTTTGCTTTGATAGTGTCGTGAAGTTCATCAGACATCATCTCGCAACTTTTATAATCAAGACTTAGAACTGAACCTTGACCATTATACAACGTTTCAAGCCATCGCTTGAATTGGATGAATTCGATGTCCCTATCATTGTGTTGCACAGAGATCCACACCCTGAAATGAAAGATGTGGCGATGAGGATACCCCAAAAACGATACGTCATATTCGTCTCCTGTAGCTAGATTTGAATCTGTTAAAGCTGCAGGATATTTATGTATACCTTCCTTGCGGAAAGTCACCCAGATCATTTTGTTTGGTCGAACATCTTGTCGAATAATCATACAGACATTAAACCTTTACATAAATTGTTGATTTCTTCTCTAGTCATATTATAACTGTATGTGCTGGCAGAATCAACCTCTCCGTTGTTATTTAGGCATTCTTGAATAAATTCAATAGCCATCAATCCTTTTGGTGATAGAGATTCCCAAGATTCTATGCGTAAACGAAATCCTTGATTTTCTTTAACTGTAAATGATTTAAAATTTTGTTTCATCCTCTCAGTGCCTCCATCATAACGATTTTACCTAGTGAATCACCGAGATCTTGATCTTCAGTAATTACATGCATGCTATTAAAATTGCGATCTTTGTTTCGATCATAACTACGAGTTTCTACCACATAGCCACCCGAGGCTTTGTAGATCTGAAGACGAAGACCGTCGCTGTCAAGGCGACTGCCCTCAACCGCTAATTGCGGAACATCTTGTTCAATCTCGTCCTCTTTCATCAACCAGTTTCTGATACGCTGTCTAATTGTTAGTTTCACTTTTTGTTTCCTAATTTTACGAGCAGGTCTAATTGCTGTGACTTTAGCTTGATTAGCATAGGCCCCTGCTGAAGTTAATCCATAACCACTCATTTGATTATCTCATCTTTGCCATATTGATCCCAATCGGTAAAACGATCTCTACCCATTAGATCTCTGAGGTTATGGCACCATACCCCAGGATTAGTTGCTGAAAAATCTTTATCGTCTATCTTCAATGTAGCATTATATCCTAATTGATTTATATAAGGTAATTTTACACTAATCTGCGGAATAAATCTACGATATTCTACTAACGGACTTTCCAAAAGACCCTCAGTTTCTCGAACATCAAAATCTAAAGTGCACCAAAGATCTGCTTCCAAGCATGATTTGATCATGGTTTCCCAAGGAGTCCATCCTGCTACATCATTTACGCCGTTGGTCTGAAAACTTTGATTAGCGCCGAAATAGATATGTTTGATATGTTTAGATGCGTCGAGATGTGAACGACTGTCTTTAACTATATCTAAGATAATTTCGGGATCATGGACACCGACCACGAAAAGCGTAAGCATTCCGAAGGCAGGAGTGCGTTCAATTTCAGTGCCAACGAAAAATATTACATTATCTGCAACGCCCGTAGTATAATCACGCTTCATTATCGTATGGCTCCACATTTTCTTCTAGCACAGCAGTATCCCCGTATCCGTTGGCATCTACAAGATCAATTTTTACAGGACCGAGGATAGCCACATGATCATCCTCTACTTCCCAATTATGATCACCATCGTAGATCCATGCTGTACCACAACGACCATCTTCATCTTCTTTCTCGTAACGAAGAATAGCTTCGATTTCAGCTTTTTCATCTTCAGTAAAACCGTCGTCGTAGGTATTACCTTCCATGTCCCAGCAACCGAATTGCACATAAACTGCGATAAGGTCGTCAAGATCGCAGCCCCATCCTACTTCAGGTCGACAATGTACACGATCTGTTTCAAATTTCCATACAGGTTCGTCTTCGGGACGGAAGCCGTAGCCCCAACGCCATATTTCAGTCACATCAAATCCGCGAATGCGTCCATCGGGAAGTCGTTCGAAAACATCGACAAAATATTCTACTGATTTCTTTTCGAGGGGAGTAATTCTATATAACTTTTCCATTTAGACCTCGTTAGGATCAAAATTCAAACCACGCCAGCGTTTCACGCCAACAGCTTTTTCACCGTTCTCCTTCCAGGCACGTCCGGTCCATTTACACATACGTTCAATTGGGAAAGGCCAAGTTGTAGACTCAAACTCACATTCGTATTCACCCTTGCGTTCGGGTTTAATGCTAACATCAAACCAGTCTGTTTTAGCATCTTCCCAGATCTTGTCTAACTCTTTAGCAGGATCAAATTCTTCTTCGGGCGACGATTCATCAGATAGATCAGAATAGTAAGATTTATCTTCGTCGTCCTCGTCTGTGTCATCTTCGTCTTCTTCCTGATCCTCTCGACTTATAATATCAGTATAAACTTCTTCACCGTTAAGTAAAACCCATTTATTTTCTGCCCATTTACCTGTAGTAGAATAACCACCAAACCCGTCGAGTTCTTCTCCGTCGTATTCTACACCCGTAACAATGTACCAATCATCACAATTTTCATAGGAAATACTTAGTTTCTTAGGATCAAAAGGAGATTTAAGTATAAACTCAGCATCGAAGAAACAGCCCTTCTCGCCCTGCCCACCCCAGAACACTACATCATTTTCATCGCAGAGATCTAGTAATTCGCCTCCTCCGATTTCGTTTACGCTGACACCAGATTCTTCTAATTCGCTGTATCCTAGATTGTGTTCCCAGACAGTATTTCCACTTTCGTCGGAAATGCAGATATCATTCAAATTAGACAACTCGGCACCCGACGCATGAAATAGATTGTCACAGTCGTAAGCACTACCGCAGGAGAAAGGTCTCATTTCGTCGGGAATGTCATCGAATCCGTCCCAACTAGACGCATATTCTTCAATATCGATTTTATTTTCTTTAAAATAATCGTAGATTTTCCTATCTACTTTACCAGCATAACATTCACCACCGTAACCTTGAATAGTAAGTGTTACCTTTATAGGAGTGAATTTTAGAACATCGATTAGTTCTTGTTTTTGTTTTTTGGTAGCCATGACATGCCTTTAATTGTGTTGATTAAGTTTAAAAATCTTGCCTTGTATAAATCCGATGATATCAAAGGAGCGTGATGTGGGCAGCGACCTTGTCGATAGTCGCATTTAGGAGAATATTCTTTTCCGCAGGTTTCGCAATTCATCCTTCTAATCCCTGTTTAAGTAGATTGCGTTCTTGATATTCGTCTTCGTGTTTATCACATAGTGTTCGAATCCATCCACCGCTTCTCGTTGAGCCAGGGACGCCGCATTCTTCGCAGGTAACAGACGCCCAAGATTCCGCCATACGAACCATACCAAATACTTGTTCGTCACCTCCGTTGTAATAGAAACGGAGACCACCGAATTTTTCCTTAACTTGTACAGCAACAACCTGAGGAATTGGTTCTCGGACATTTCTTTGTTCGTTGGGGTTTTTTTGATTATAATCAAGATCGAATTGGTGATTTTTATGACTCCAATCGATATGATGTTGAATGTTAGAACAGAGACTGTCTAGTATCCGATACCACCCATCGCCGCATTCAAATCCCCAGCACATAGCAGTTTTTGTCATGTCTGCGTGACGATTCGCAAATATCTTAGGATACTTGCTACACAATGATTTATCTAGATCTGACCTCATTACCAGGTTTTTACATCGGTTATATCAACGGTAGTATCGATGTCCTTATCGATGTCGTTGAATAAGTTGAACTTAACAACCACGGTAGGACCGATTCCGCTGTTGTTGTTTTCTTCGAGTGTAAACCACTCAACGTCTTTAAAATGATTAGCCATTTTAGCCAATTTTTCAACCTGACTTCTATTAAGGCAAAATTGGTTAGGCTTAAACTTTTTATCTTTCGTCATCATCAAAATCTAAAGTTTCGTGGTCATGTTCCCATTGCTTCTTCTTAAGTATAGCAATTTCGTCCTTGATTCGCAACCTTTCTTTCTTCAAATTATGTAATCTATCGTCTCCAAAAACGCCTGTTCTTTCCAAAGTTTCTACTTGTTTATCCAAAGCATGGTGCATCTCTTCTAAATGCTTGATTCTATGTTCATACATAGCGATCTCCTTATTCTGCTACAAGTTTATCTAATTCCTCATCTTCACGTTCATCTTCGTAGGCTGCTTTATCTTCTTGACCTTCTTCGTAGAACAATGTATTAGCGATGCTCTTCACACCGCCACGTAATCTAGCACCCTCTACACCGTTTAAGAAACCTAATGTAGTAGCAGTTTCGATTAATTCAAAGGCAGTATCTTTATCTACACAGGCAAACAACTCTTCCACGAAGCTGTCAAAATACAATATATTCCTTGGAACCCAATCGGATATCTCGTCACTGTAATCGTTATCTTTGACCTTAGCACGATATGTACGCCAGTTCATTCTAGGCTTGTTTAACAGTTCAATATCCATTAATTGATTGGCACGTTGTACTGCTTTGATATGACATTCGACATTATGCCCCATCATTAGAGCATAGGCAAAACTATCCCAAGATGTTTTGCCTTCTTTACCGATCTTGTTTAACATTCCTGGAGCATAATGGCATATATCCGCGATCGTAAGTCTTCGACCAACTTCGGACTCGAAAGGAAAAGGTATATCGTGCCGTCCGGAAAGACCCTTATTATCTGGGGCTTTGTCCATGATAACACTCCATCGCTTAGGGGTGTGTTGGGCGTTAGTGTATACCAATCCGTGAGCTGTTGCGATGAAAGGTGATGCGCAGTCAAAGGAAATTGTGAAGTTTTCATTTACGTGCTTTCTAATTTGTCGCTGAATGCTAGTTAGATAGCAACTCCAATCTAACTGTGCAGTACCTAAGAAGTGCATCCAGTCTTTGCCTTCTAACATACCGTCAAACTTCATAGTGATAAGACGCTTTAGGGTAACAGGCATTTTACACATATTAGCACCACCCATAGCCCAACCTTCTGCGGCTCTATCACCGTACTTGCTAGTATCGGAATATTCTTTTACACCTTGATACCATGCTTCTGCGGTATCCCAGTTAGAACCTTGTAGAACGTTTAACAGTTTTGTTCCACCGTTGGCAGCACCGATTCTATTTTCTATAAAATATTTGTTGTTGAACTGTGTCTTTTCTAAGCAGTCTTCAAAGGTCTTCAGTCCGGTCTTTGGACTATGAATATGATCGCAGGCCCATGTCGGAACGTCCAACATCATCGACCAATCAGCTGTAACATCTAACCAAGTTAAAATCTTTTCACGAACTTTATTAGCTTCTGCGCCTTCAAAGTTTTGCCAGTCAAACTTGATAACACCTTTACCAATCTGATATCCACCCGAATCGCCTAGGATCATAGTAGCACCACGATCACGTTGTTGGATCATTAGTTCTTGATCTAAACTCTTTTCGATATCTAATTGTGCATGACCTGCTGAATACAGAGCATACTTGTAATATAAATAACCCTGTTCAGGATTAAGAAAGTTCATACCTTCGATACCGCGATCAAATTCTTTAGGAATACGATCGTTAGGAACAAATTCTTCTTTGCGTTGTTTATCTACATATGTAGAATAAAAAGAACTGATAGCAGGCAAGTATACCGCATAGTCCTTTTGTAATGGTGTTAAATTAACTGGTTGTTTGCTCATATTCTCTCGCTAGTTTAGCAGTAACGTCTAACTGCTGTCGTGCCTTATTTAGGTTCTCTAATGCTATTTTAACAGCCTGATTGTCTTTTGCCAATGATTCCCAAGCCAATTCTTCATCACGCTTCTTACATGCCCAGTCAAGTAAAGACTCTGCTTCACCGTTTAGACCAATACTGGAATAATCCATATTAAGTGTAATCCAATTATTGCCGTCGAATACTTCTATGTTCTGGTTGGTGGTATTGAATCTCATATTACCAACACCTTGGGCGCCGGAATAGTTGTTTATGTAAGTACTGGAATTTCCACCAGAAACAGACATATAACGTCCAGAAGCGTGAATGCTTTTAATCATTAAGCTGCCTGTGCTGGAATGATGTATTTGTAAGTAGCAAGACCGCTGTCTAGGGTGATCTGAATAGCACCTTCGTTACTCAACGACATCTTAGTATTGTTTACATCGGCAATCTTAAGGATACTCAAGATTGGCAGCACCGGCCAAGTCCAACCGCGATCTAGTTTGCCTGCTACATTCTGAGCAAATACAAACTCACCGCCGTGTGTTGAAGCATCACCAAAGATGAACTTCAAGTTACCACCATCTGTCTTTGCTAAGAATGTTGGATGTTCATTGTTAGCACCTGCTTGGAAGTTGAAACGCTGAACAGCGGCCACACTTGGTTCGATCTCAACGTCCCACTTAACACCACGGAACTTAACAGTTTTCATCTTTTCGTTGATGATTTCCTGATTCATGAAACGATAATCATTGCGGAAATCTCCATCCTTGTTTTCAAAGTGGATACCAACAGGAATAGTTTCACCGTTACGTTCTGCTGACGTAATAGTGATCTTAGCGTCATCCTTGTATTCTGATCCATCTAATAGATACTTTAGTTTATTCAACTGAGGCATACCAAATGTACCGATCATATCTGGGTACGGTGCGCTAGTTTCTGCGGTCATGATCACTGATCGATCATCAGCCATAGAAAAGATTTCAGTTTTTTCTTTGCTGCCTGTTACTTTAACTGTGGTAAGGAAGCCTAGGTTTTGTGTGTGACTTACGATGTCTTGTAAAATGTCTTTCATTTAGAGATTCTCCATGTATATTAAGATTATATTTAGATCGTGAATGAAAATCAACCTTGAAATCATTCAAAATCAAACAATTTGTTAAAATTGTTGTCACTGCGAGTTGAACTGATGTCCCATTCCAAAACACCAATCAAGTTTTCTAATTTTTCGTCGATGACTGTTGTTTCCATTTCGCCGTCATCGAATGGTAAATCTTTAAACCATTGCGGTAAACGTAATTCGTCTACAGGATAGGCTACCGAAACATAGCCCATAGGATTATCTTTGATTACAAACAATGACTTTCATGCCGTCGACAATATTCATCGAGTATTTGTCGTCGAACATTCTTTTGAGCGTATTCCAATTAAGGCTTGCTCTAACATGACCAGGCATATTAGCCTTGCCAGCTTTCTTCTCTTTTGCGGCATATTCTGTAATGTTGTTGGCACGTTTAGGTGATCCTTTCTCCCAACCGGGTCTAGTTTTAAATTCAGTTCTAAAATCAGTGATATACTGTAATATCCCTTCTCGTGGATAGCCAGTTAGAACTCGAGTTAAGACTTCTGAGAGGAAGTCTTGAATAACGACGGGTGTGTCAGAACGCTTGAGGTCGAGTCCCATGGCTTTGATTTTTCCTGGGTTTCCGTCAACATCTGCTCGTTTTCCTTCTTTGTCGTAGTAGAGAACTGCGTATCGCTTCTTGGTGATGAATAATCCTTTGGAAGCAACAATCTCGCGACCTGCCTTGATGACTTCTCCTCGGGTCTTGGGGCAATGAAAGGCGTCCTGCATGAATTTAACAAACGTGCCATTTACTTCTCCTCCTATGGTATCATAAAGTTCAACAACATTTTCTCTAGTCCAAGGTATTGATCCTTTTTCTATATCTTTTTTAAGAGTTGAATATGCCGAAAAATAACAACTGTCTGTATCACCGTAGATTACAGCCTTACCTACGTGATCATATTCTCCGGTAATAATTTCGTTTACTTTACTTGCCATATGTTTGGCAACCTGCCTGCCGGTAAGAGTTGTGGACTGTCCAATTCTATTATCAAAGAATCTACAGCCAGGATTAAGAATAGCACCGTATAAACTATTCAAGTTAATCTTTTTAACTAACTGACGCTTGTCCCAATATTCTTCTTCTATGTCGTTGCCGGCCTGGATACATTCTTTAAGCTTGGCCTGCATTTCTTTACGTTCTTTATACCAGCGGGCTAAAAGCCCAGGAATGATTCCCTCTTTCTCATAGGTAAAGATAGTACCATTGGCACTTAACATCCACGGCTGATTGCTTTCAAATATTAAGTCATAGATCTGTGCTGCCGAGAGCGTATCACTGCCTCCGTCCTCCCAGTCAATGGTAATCTCACGACCTACTTCACGATTCATTACTGCGGTGTATTCTAATGAACCAAACACACCTTCCCATGCTGCGGCAAATGATTTACCTTTGCCCATTTCGGCAGCGATATAATCTTTAGTACCATCTTGACGTAGCTGTCCTACGATAGTTTCTGGACCCATGTTAAGCGCACGAATCGCACTTGGATACAGTGAGTTAATATCTAATGAACCGATCCATTCGTGGATACCTTTCTTGGGATAGGCAACATATGCTCCAGCAGCCTGTGTGTCGCCTTGTTCTTCCATCTTTTTACGATTAGGAACGATCATACCACGACGATGTGCTTCGTTAATAATAGCCTGCTCAGTCACAGCCACAGCACCCATAGTTGTCTGTAGTAGAACTGTATTTTCGTGAGCAATTTTATTAGCTAGATCTAAGAATTTAAGTTTTTTGTCTAGCTTATCGAGTAGCGAACAGTCTTGTCTGTTGTATTCAATAAACTTGCGGAAATCGTTGTTATAGAGTTGATCTAGCGTACCTTCGTAGACTGTTTTATTCTCACCGATTTCCATCTCACCGATAGCATCTAATCGATATGTGTGACGTTCCTCGTAGGTATATTTTCTATATAGTTCAAGATAATCCATATGAACGCGACCAATTAGATCATAGGTCACAGCAGTTTTGCCAAACTTTTCATATTCTCGTTTTTTAGGATAGCAGTCCCATAAACAGAATCTACGTGTATCTTCTTTATTCAATACTTTGATAACACGATTTACAGTATACGGAATATCGAAACCTTCTGAGTTCCAACCACTTAGTACATCGGCATCTTGAATAAGATCCAAGAATGTATCTAACATGTCTGCTTCGTTGTCAAACAGCATGGTATTTGGGAATTCCTCTACAGCCTTTTTGGCTTCTGCCATGTTCATAGTTTTGGGAGGAATAGCAAGACACACAAGAGTATCTAGCCACTGCAAATGTACAGCGATAGCAGTAATTGGCATAAACGCATCATCTGGCGAAGCATATCCACGCTCTGGATCGAAGTCTACTTCAATATCGAAAAACGCTGTGTTTAGTTTTGGAGCATCTACGTTTAAGTAGTGATCTTCCAGTGTCCTATAGATAGGATTGATATCTGATTCATAGAGTTTTTTATTACTATGAATCGCTAATTCTTTGCGAAGTTCCTTAACATTTTTACAGGTAACACGGCTCAGCGGCTCGCCTTTAATTGATTGATACTTACCCTTGGGATCGTAGTAATAAAAGATATGGCGAGCAGGATAATCTTTATAATGCCTTTCGCCTTTGTCATTGCGTTCAACGACACGAATCATGTCGTCGTCGCGATCATAGAATGCGTCAACGTAACTCATTTTTCTCCATATGCGACTTAGGGCTCGCAAATACCTATTGTGCGGCTTATGGCCTCGCCTACCATCTACATTAATTACTTAGCAATCTTGCTAAGGCAACACTGTCTATCGTGACCATAAGAGCATAATTAGCCAGCATACCAAAGGAACCACGATGATAACAGCACCCAGCATATATAACACACCCAAGTATCCAAACAGGGTAAAGAACCATGAAAGGTGGTGTTGGAACGGTGAGTGCCATAGTGACAGCGCAACCAATAGAAAGAATCCAAGCAAAGACCTCAAGACAAAAACGTATTCTATTGCTCGAGTAATCTTGTCGGATCCAGTTAATGATTCCATTAATAACGCCCATTTATTCCTTTTCAGGCAAATGTTTAGTGATACCAAGAATGCCTTCGATCTCTTCCCATTCTTCTTCGTGTTTCTTCCAATCGTCTTTGTGAGCGATTTTGATAGCTTTGGTAATGATACTAGGTTTAACCTGTAGTTCTTCTGCTACTGCTTTAATAGTTTCTTTTAAACCTTCTTGAAGATCTTCAACTTCACGTAGAACGTTTGAACCTTCATTAATTAATCTTTCCAGTTTAGCTTTTTCTTCCGGACCGTACATTTTTGCCATAGATAAATCTCCTTACTGAGCTATTATATAGTCATAAAAAAAGCCGGTCAATGATTAACCGGCTTTAGTTTACCAAAAGATAAATTATTTTTTCTGTTCAGCAAGAACATCGTACATTTCAAATGTTCCACCCATACGTTCGTAAACCAATCCAGCATAGACTTCAGCTTTCATACCTTCGCCTAATTTGTTTTTGGCAATGCGTGTAGCCCAAGAAAATAATTCTTTGTCTAGCGGATCGATCTGTTGTTGACCGCCACTCTCTTGAACTAGTTTAACCATGTCTTTGAATGATAGAGGTAGTTCGATTGACTCAGCAACAACCTTCTTAGAAGTTTTTACAGATTCATTCTTCTTACCAAAGTACTTGGCTTGTTTAGCACTCATACCTTTTTTGCCATCTTTCTTGTCACCGCCTTTGTCAGCAGCAGCTTTTTTCATTGGCTCTTTCTTATCGCCGTCACCGTCGATATCTAAGAAGTCTGGTTTAGCAGCCTCGTCCATCTTTTCTTCGGCTTTTTTACCTTTGACTTTCTTATCTGCTTTTTTAGCTTCTTCTACCATCTCTAAAAATTTAGATTTAAACGCTTCAGCATCAATGTCTTCGTTCTTTTTCTTTTTAGATTTTGGAGCGTCTTCTTCTTCGTCGTCGCTTGAAGCAGGAGCACCGCGCTCATGTTTCATACCTGTGGCAGTTTTAGTTGCTGTGCCGTGTTGTGTTTTTTTCTTAGTACCGACTGGTTCATCGGCGTCAAACACTTCTTCTACTGTTTCGTCTTCTGCAATTGATTCGTCCTCGGATTCTACACCTTCGGCTTTCTTCTTAGCAATTTTAGTAGCGGTAGCATGCATAACTTCCTCGCCGCGATCACCGTAACGCTTTTCGAAACCGTCTTTATCTTTTTTCATAGACTTGACAACTTCTTCTTTCTTTTCTTTTTCAGCACTGGTCAATTTCTTTTCCATTAGATCGGCAGCTTCTGTTAATGTCTTAGTACCTGCTAAAACATGCATAGCGATATCTTCGTCTAGTTGAATCGCCTTGGGTAATTCAGGGGCTGCCGGAGTCTGTGGCGGTGCCTCCATGCTGTCGATTTTGCTTATTAATGATTTCAAGTCCATTTTATTTTCCTTGTTTGTGCTGATTCCATTGCTCTAAAAGAGAATTCTTTACTTCTAATTGTTGTTGTTCCTCGAAAGATCTTGGTCCAGATTCTACCTTAGCCTTGGCTAATTTTTCATATTCGAGGTGATGATAAACAGAAGATACATAATCTGCTGCTTTGGTTATCTTTGATTGTACCCAACCCTCAAGTTCTTGACCTTCTTCAATCATGTGAAAAAGTTTGGCAGAATACTTGGCTAGCTTATAAAGCTCAGCTCTGGCCATTTGTGCTTCGTGATCGTCGATCGATGGGGGTTTCATGAGGTCCATAATTGTATTTATCTTTTGATGAAATTGCCTTCACCGAACAGTGAAGCTTTCATATCTAACGCATTTACCGCTGTTCCGTCCTTCTTTTTAGGCTGTTTTACCTTAGGTTGAGGAGGTGCTTTTGTGCCACTGCCGCTAGTAGGGCTACCGATATAGCTTTTTTTACCTCTAGCTGGGCCTGGGCTAATATGCGGGCTTACAACAGTAGCTATATTGCCCGATGATGTAGATCCTGCTGTAGCTGTTTCAAAAAGTTCCGAAATTTTCATAACAATATTTATCTTAATTGATTAAGCTAAATAGGCCACTAATCTTACATTTCTAGCGATACCTTTTAGATTGCGTATCTGTCCAGGCTCTGCCTTTTCGATATCCTTATTTGTTACGTATACTTTTTTTAAATTATTACCAGAAATATCAACGAATTTGTGTGTCCTAAAGTTCCATCCATAGATTTGTATAGAGTGCTTTCTACGTAGTTCCTTCCATATCCGTTGACCACCAGGACTCTGTACATGATCGCTGATTAACATCAGATTTAATTTTTTAACAAGAAATTCGTAGAGTTTAACAGCACGTACTTTATTATTTGGTCTGGCATATATTCCATAGATTTTAAAACTATTAGGGTTATCTAAAAATCTAGTGCCAGTTATAGCTAGTTCTACTTTTCTAGACTCCGGATCAAATACATTGTAGGCAGTTGTAAGTCCGTAACGTGCTCTCCATAGTTCATAACCTCCCGGAAAGGGGGATACAAATTCTCCCAACCATTCGGTTTCGGAAGAAATCGGAATCCGTTTTCCTCTTCTAGGTAGTTGATCTACTGTTCGGAGTTTTTTGTAGACAAAATCTATTAGCAGCATAAAAGCTACTTATTTTTTCTTTGATTTACCAGATTTCATATTGGCGCACCAGTGATACATTTTAGCACGTTCGCCTGATGAATTCTTGGCACGTTTACGTAGATCTGTTACAGAACCGTTACAGCTAGCTCCAGATCGTTTTACACGGCCCGGACGACTTTTGCCTTTGACTTTACCGTCTGCGAAATTTTCAGTGAGCTTATTTAATTTTCTATAATAATCTCCACCGATGGTCATTTTTGCCTGTTTATACAGCATCATTAATTGTGATGCTTGGGACTTTACATAGGAAGTTTGGGGCATAGTAGACATTTTATCAATGGCTAACTTCATTGCACCCACACCAGAATCAGCGTCTATAGCCAGTCTATCTTTGATGATTCTTTTCACATCATCGTCAGAAATTTTTAATTCGATGATAAACTCTTTTGCTTTCATTTCATTACCATTTTAAAATCTTGAAATTTTTCTTTACGATCTTCTAATCCCTTCAACCCTGGATTAATTGGTTTGGTAGCCGATTTGGTATTGTAAAAATCATCCACCCTAGGCTGTACACGATTCTGCCAAAACCATATAGCTACCTTAGCAGCGATTTCTGGTTTTTCAACTAGTTCGGGTTTTTCTTCCAACGGTAAGCCCAATGCCTCACCGGCTTTCTTGTAATTGTATCTGCCAGTAAGTTGAATGTAACCCCTGCCTTTGTAACGAGCACCGTCGCCGACTTTGTTGTTACCTAAACTTTTAGCCTTTGAGTTTACTTGGACTGTCTTTCCTGTTTTTTTATCTTTAACAAACTTAGGTTCGTATTTTTTAAAATCTAATGAACCGCCATACTCAACCATTGACTTGAAGTTATGCGACTCATGTGCGGTCTGTGCTAGGAACTGTGCTAGTTCTTCGCCCTTAATACCTGCTTCGATGGCTGCCTTAGTTAAAAACTTTTCGTGAGGACTATTAGTTACCGATTGTTTAGGAGTGGCATCTTTGGCAATTTTAATCATGCCTTTTTCAAAATTACTTTTTTCGTCGTCAGCTTGAGAAACTGCGACAGTTTTTTCTTTATCGTCTTGATTATTTTTGTAAGCATCATAGGCAGCAGGTCCACCTGCGGCTACAGCAGCACCTAATGCAGCACCACCTACCCAATCTTTCCATCCTTCACCTACACCACCGTCACCGCCACTGCTATCGCCGCTGTAACCAACATAATATCCATAACCACCGTAAGGCCCTGGCCCATAAGCAGCCCAGCGAGGTTTACGTTTGCGTTTCTTTTCTGATACTATGCCTTCTCGCATATATTCCGATGCTTCGCCGTCTAAACTAACATGCCAAGCATAAAATCTAGTGCCGGGATGATCTTTCTTTAATTCGATAAATGTATGTAAATTAGGTTTAGCATCGTCATACATTATCGCTTTATTATAATCGTCTTTGTCTAATAAAGATTTGATTATTTGTTTTTTGCGTTCTTCTGTTGTTCCGCCTTTGATATTTCCTGCACGATAGACATGTACTTTATCCATGTCAACTCCATACTTACGGAATGTATCTAGAAATAATTCTTTGTCATCAAAATCTGAACGAGCAGTAACCATTACTACTTTATTACCTGTGGCGATATCTTTTTTAAGCTGATTCATCATAGGAATAATTGGTCGAGATTTTTCAAAGAACTCTCTAGCGTTTCGGAAGTCTTCAAAATCAAACGATTCGCCGGGTTTTAGTTTATAGTGCGTAAAGTCGTGGCTATTAAGACTGTTAACAACTTCGCCGTCTTTGATCACGTGAACCTTAGTCTGTGTATTGACTAGTGTGTCGTCTATGTCAAAGACAACTAATTTTTTGGGTTCAAATTCACGTGCTCTCATCTTATTTTTATCACAGGATTTTTTCCGTGATACTGATCATTTTTATAAGCAGTGATAACGCTTAGTTTATTTGATTCTTCGCTAGGTTTAGATACCACTACATGAACATCGGTACGTCTGTCATAGATATTGATGCTGGTTTCGGTTCCTATTTCTTGTATTTGCGATTTTGCTCGATCTAGTCTAGATAAAATATTTTTAACTAAATCTAGACTTATTCCTCGTTCTATCAGCCTATCTAAAAAATGCTGCGTGAATTGGAGATCAAATCCGCCAAACTTGGCTTCAAAGATTTTTTCTTCGACGATAAATTCTTTGGCTTTCATACAGGTGAATACGGATTTAGTGGACGATCTTCTTCGCCTTGTTGTTCTGGGTATACCGGATATTGATTATCATTCATACTGAAAAGCTACTCCCACATCCACAGGTAGTTTGAGCATTAGGATTTTTAATAATAAATTGACTGCCCATTAATTCTTCTTTGTAATCTATAGTAGCACCAGTCATATACTGCATGCTCATAGCATCAATAACAAATTTATATTTTTCGTCTAGAGGAAATTCAAAATCATCTTCGTTAATTTCTTCGTCAAAAGTAAAACCATAGCTGAAACCACTGCAGCCTCCTCCCTGTACAAATGTACGGAGGAATAATTTAGGATTGTGTTCATCAATCAATAGATCTATGATCTTTGTTTTTGCTGAGTCTGTAATTTCAACCATTTTTATCTCCCACAGGCGGTTCTCCAGTTAGATATGGTAAACTAAACCACAGTTGAAACCATTCAGGTGTACCGGGTTTAATATTGTGCTTACGCTCTAGTTCACGCTTTTCTGTGCCAGTGATGCTGATATTACTACCACCATACGGCTGATAACCTTTAAATTCATTTATGCCAGCTAGGCGTTTTAATTCCGATAGTTCCATTATTTTGTTGCCGGTTCGCCAGTGACATAGACTTCCCACTTTTTACCAGTCATGGCAGATTTTTTAGCAGCCCAGTCCTTTAGTCTATAGTATTCTCTACGCTCTTCTGGACTGTCGGCATAAGCACCATAAGGTCCGGGAAATACTTTCCACTTTTTACCGTTAATATAGATAGCAAAGTTGTTACCGGGTTCAGTGTTACCTTCATCCCAATCTTCTGGATCTCTTACTCTTTCGTCCATAGGAATACGATCTTTCTTATGTTTAACATCGCCTTGCTTTTCGGCACGTTTTAAATCCTTGTGTGCGCCAGCACCTGCGGTTTTTTGATTTTTAGCAACAAAGTTTCTAGGTTTGCTCGCTGGTATAAAATCTTTGGCTTTCATGATGATCTCTTTTGTTTAGGACCTTTTCGGTATTTCCATTTTTTATCTGTAGAACACCAATATCGACCATAATTGCTTTCTTTAACATTTTCTGTTTTTTTAAACAGCTGATATCTTTTTATAAATTCTTTTTCTTTACTACTTAATTCTCGTCCTGTTTTTATTTTTGCTAGTATAAATCGATAATATGCCTCGTCATCGGCAAGTTCAATTAATGTATCTATAGATTCGTGCATGCCAAAATTGCCCTGCATACGTACTTGTTCAATGTCGTTACTGTCTGCGAATCTGTCTACTTTTAAAGCTAATTTAAAATCTAATATAGTTAGACCTTTAACATCGAATGTGGTTGTTTTAACAGTTACTTCTGCAACATCCTGCGTTACCTCAGCGAAATGATCCATTTCTTCACTGATCTTGTTAATGTATGAAACAAAGTCCTCTGCGTGCCTATGATCTTTAGCCACATATTTGGCCTGTAAGATTCTATGATCTAACATTTCCCAGTCTGGAAGATATTTACTTTTTAGATCATTTAGTTTATCATTGGGAATAAGTTTTTCTTCTATATCAACTTTTCTAAATTTTTCTTCTTCCACAGATTCATTTTTCTTTTTCTTAGAAGCTTTAGCTAATTCTTTTTCAATATGTGGAGCCATGTATTCTGCTACTAGATCAAAATAAGATTTACCTGCTATTTCAGTATCTGCGTCTATGCCAGCAGCCTTAGAAAAAGCTGCGCGATCCCCTGCACGAACAGCATCTCTCAATGATGTCGCCGAGCTTAGTCTAGGTGTTGGTTTTTGTTCAACAGTGGAGAAATTATAAAATCCGTGGGCCTTGCCTTCGACTCCGTTGTAATCATTAATAGTCTTGATTACCCAATCTTCGTCAGTATATACAACAAGTTTAGAGTCTGGATGTTTTTTATAAATCTCACTGGCCATAGTCAACCAACTAGTGGTGCTTAATAAATGTCCTTCTAGCCCCGGATAAACTGTTTTCATCGCTTCGATTTTGATATCGAACGGTAACGGATCTTTAGGGCCTTGTGTTGAAGCGTTGGTGCCTACATACCAGTTACCTCTGCTGCTCATCATTTCCCAAGCAGCTTTATGTCCCTGATGCGGAGGATTGAAGCGACCAAAAATGATAGCTACTTCGTCGCTCGGGGCTTCAAACAGTTCATTTAGTTTCATAGTCGCCGTCTTCTATGTGTTTACGCTGCTCTTCGCAGATTTTTTTGGCTAATTCAACAAGTGATTCCCTAGGAAACTTTTCCTCTCGATCTTCAATATTGAATTGTTCACAGTATGATTTCAGCGCGGTATCGATGGGCTTTAGATATAAAGTGTAAGCTTTAGGATGATCTAAGTGTTTGCTGTGTTTTTTAACAACAGGAAACAGATACTGACTCAACATCTGATTGTCATTGTCAATAAAGAATTTTAGATCGCCTAACCAATCTACTTCTTTATCTTCTTCTTTGGGAGCCCCAATGGGACTAAACATTTCATTTAATAACATATTACCAAGCCCTGCATGACCAATAACGTGCCTTCCAACGGGGACCTGGATTAGAACAGTTGTGACGAGCACGGAAACTCTTTCTGCGATTAGGATTAGATTTCTTAATACGCATCTTCTTATCGCCAAAGTTTACTTTAACTACGTTGCCCTTAGGGCCTTTTACATAAACTTTAGATTTTTTAACATCGCCTTTCATAGGCTTGCCTAACGGAACTTCGCGACCTTGATACTTGGCTTCGTCGACGTCGTAATCTTCTTTTTTATACTTGTCTTTAATGCGACCTAATTCTTCTTCGCTGGCACCTTCTTTACCTGCTTTAGCCAACGCAGCCATACCGTCTTTGCCGAACTTTTTCTTTCCTAGATAATATTGTAGACCACTTTCTTCTACATCATCTTCTTCGCTGACTTTGACGCAGTTATCTACACGACGACCGCCTTTCATCTTTGTGCCAGCATAGCGATAACCTTTCCAGCAAGCTTTGCCGTCGAGACCTTTTTTCTTTTCTTCGTCTAAATTTACTTCTTCGAAAGTAAATCCGTTTTGTGTAAGCAGATCCATAGCAGCGTCATCTAATTCTATAACAATACCGTCTTCTAATATATCGACGATTTCTGTGCCGATTTCAAAATCTTCTGAGAAACTAATGCCAAAATCGTCGCCTAATTGATAAACATCTTCGTCGATATCTTCTTTTCCTGAAAAACCCTTAGCAGCCCCTTTTACTGCTCCTTTAACACCACCTATGATTTTACGTCCGACCTGTGCCATAAAAGGCTCGTCTTCTTCTTCTCTGTCTGCTTTTAACTTAGCGATTCTATCGTCGCTTTGTTTATCTATAGATTTTTTAATATGGTCGCTGGCATCTTTACGGATTTTATCAAAGTCGATTTCTTCTTCGAATCCCTTGTCCTTGGCTTCTTTTTCTAGATCCGCTTTACGTTGAATTATAGCCTGTGAAATTTCTGGATCTTCTCCGGCTACTGGATCCATTTGTAAATCCTGTAGTGCCTTGCGTTTAGCAGCAAGGTCTTCTTTGTCTTTAAGTGCTGTTTCGCTAACTAAAGCGTCTAATTTAGATAAAAGGTCTCTCATAGTATCTTCCAAGGGTTGATACTATATTTATCGCAGCGTTAGAGTTTAATAATTATAGCGGATTTCGGTAATATCGCCGCTTATGTTCTTATAAGCAGCACGAATCCATAGGAAATTTCCACGGAAATTAAAGGTATAGTTCTGCTCAGCAGCGTCTTGGAAGTTAATCAGCGATTCGTTGATATCTACCCAGTCAGTATCGCTGGGATATAGTGCTAGTGTACCTTGTATTTTAATCAAACCAGTAAAGTTCTTAATAGAGTATATTACTGTATGTAAATTATCTGCTCTTCGATGATATCCCGCGGCTTTATTTTTATCAGAATATACGAAATTAGGGTTTACAGACGAATCTGTCTGGGTGACGTTTTCAACAAGGATAAGGCTTTCTGTGCTCATCCTTTATTTATCGGAAATTACAAAGGTATATATGGTGCCCAGTGCTTCTGGTTTTTTTAGTTTTAGCATCAGTAACATCTGTTCGTCTTCGACATACATGTATCTGCGGTCCCAATTCCAGTGGGTTTTATGAAACCAGTTTTTAACTGTATCTGTTATGTGTACTTTTGGTTTCTGTTTATCGACCCAATCCATATATTTTTCTTTTTCTTCTCTAGAACTGATTCTATGGGGCTGTAGAAATACCTTGTACTTATAGATATCGTGAGGCAATTTTTTAGTTAGTATGGTATGTCCATTGTCCAGAGACTCTAGATCAGGGTGAGGGGCGAACGAGTGTCTGAGATAGTCTTTAAACTTTTCGTACAAATTATTAAAGATTTTCTCATCGTTGGTGTAGATATCTATTATATTAGATTCTATTCGTTTGGCATAGGATTTTGTATCCAGCAGAGAAAGTTCTCTAGCGATAGCTTCTATTTCTTCACTTTTAGATGAAATAGACGACCCTGGTAATCCTAATAATCTCAAAGCAGTTACACCCTTAATCCTAAAACTAAGTTTGTAATTCCAAAGATTATAAAATTTCCGAGTTGTTAGTTTGGTCTTGTTCGACATTGTTTTCTGCCTCCGCAGCTTTAGCGGCTGCTTTTCTCGCTTTTCGCTCCTCTTTAGTTTCGGGTCTAGGCATTTCTGTTATCGTAAAATCTAATTGATCATCGATGACGCTAACAGTTACTTTACCACCGTCTTTAAGATCTCCAAATAGTATGCGTCTGCTCAAAGGACTTTTAATCTTGTTATCGATTAATCTAGCCAAAGGTCTAGCCCCCATCTTCTTATCATAGCCTTTTTCGGCTAACCAGTTTTTGGCCTGCTTGTCTAAAACTATTTCTACAAATTTATCTTTGATCTGAGAATTAAGATCTGCGATAAATTTATCAACGATCTGTTGAACCACTTCCATGCTAAGACCACGGAATTTAATAATAGAATCTAAACGATTGCGGAATTCTGGCGTAAAGAATTTTTTAACTGCCTTATCGTCTTCCCCTTCTTTTTCCAAATCGCCGAAACCGATAGTATTCTTTTCGTTATCCGCAGCACCTAAGTTTGACGTCATGATAAGAATACAGTTGCGGCCATCTGCTTGTTTACCGTTCGATCCTGTGACAAATCCGTTGTCCATGAACTGTAATAGAATATTAGTAACATCAGAGTGTGCTTTTTCAATTTCATCTAACAATAACACACAGTTAGGATGTTCTTGCAGTTTAGTGATTAGTTGTCCAGCATCTTCTTCAAAGCCAACATAGCCGGGAGGAGCACCGATTAATTTAGCCACCGAATGCTTTTCTTGATATTCACTCATATCGAATCTAATCAATCCAAGGCCCATCTTTTCTGCTAGTTGTTTAGCAGTTTCAGTTTTACCTGTACCAGTGGGTCCGAGGAACAAGAAGCAACCTACTGGTTTATTCGGCAACTTCATTCCGGCCTGTGCTACAAAGATTTTATCTAATAGATTATCTACAGCAGTATCTTGACCGTAGACCGCTGACTTAAGATTCTTTTCTAGATTAGATAGATTTTTTGACTCTTTTTCGGCTACTGTTTCTACAGGCATATTAATCATCTTTGATAATTCAAAGGTTACCTGTTCGATATCTACGATCTGTGTAATACCTTCCTCAGCCGGATCATCTTTGATTTTATATCTAGCTGCCGCACAGTCAATAATATCTATTGCTTTGTCCGGTAACTTTTTATCCGGCATGTATTTGATCGATAACTTCACTGCCTGTTCGATAGCAGCATCAGTGATCTTGACATTATGATGTCCTTCGTAGTATTTCTTAATGCCTTTAATAATCTTAACTGTGAGTTCTTGTGTAGGCTCATCGATAGTAACACGTTGGAATCGACGCATTAACGCACGATCCTTTTCAAAGTGTTTGCGATATTCTTCCCAAGTGGTAGAAGCTATTAGCTTGATGATACCTTTGGTTAGGATTGGTTTAAGGATATTAGCAAGATCGTTCGAGCTTTGATTTGCGGCTCCGGCTCCCTGCATCATGTGTGCTTCGTCGATGAAAAGAATAATTTTACCTTTCTTTTCTAAAGCACTGAGAACAGCTTTGATCCTTTCTTCAAAGTCACCGCGATATTTGCTGCCTGCGATAAGGCTGCTAATATCCAGTGTATAGACACTGTGATCTTGTATGAATTTAGGAACTTTCTTTTCGAAGATCTTACGAGCTAGTCCTTCTGCGATAGCGGTCTTTCCCACACCAGGATCACCGACCATTAATACGTTACACTTGTTACGTCGAGCAAGTATCAACTGAATTTTTTCTAATTCTTCATCTCTTCCGATCACAGGATCGATTTTACGCTGTTTGGCTTGTAAGCTGAGATTAGTACAGAATTGATTGATGATTCTATCGAGCTGTGACGGATTTGGCATTGTCGGCAACGGAGCACCCTCTTCTTCTTCTTGTTGTATAATGTTGTCTTGGAAATACTTGATAAATTTTTCTTTGGTTACTCCGCCTTTAGTAAGGAAATAGAAACCATGGCTATTTTTTTCTGATAGAGTGCTGATGATTATATCAGCTACTTCCATTCTCTGTCGACCACTGAATAATACCTGTGTAAAACAGCGATTCAATACACGCTCGACAGAATTAGTTTTTTTAGGTTTAATTTCAGCATCTTCTGTAATGATGTCTGACATATTATTTTTAAGGTAGTGCTCTATGTTACTTTTAATAAAAGATAGGTCAGCACCGTAGTTTTCCAACACTTCGATACCCTCGTCATTACAGACGATACCATAGATTAGATGTTCTATAGTGATGTATTGATGTTTGAATGCTTTGGCTACTTGTACAGCATGATCAAATATTATTTGTAAATTTTGACTAGGTTCGATCATTTTGTTTTCCTTAGTTTTTTCATAGCTAATTGTAACTTCATCTGACTCACTCTGTCAACAAAACAGATTCCTTTGAGATGATCAAATTCGTGTTGAAACACTCTAGATATCAGTCCGTCGAGTTCGGCAGTATGTATATTACCTTTTGAATCTTGATATTCGGCTAGAATTTTTTTTGGTCTTTTAACAGACAACCACAGATCTGGATAACTTAAACATCCCTCTCTGAAAAGTTCAGTTTCTTCTCCGCAACTTAAAATTTTAGGATTGAACACAGCCATAGGCTTAAATCCCGGTATTCCTTTGCTGCCCATGACAAAAACATTTTTTGTCAGATTGATCTGATTAGCAGCTAGACCGATTCCGTTGTTTTTTAACATAAAATCGATCATCTCTTCTTCCAGCGATTCCGGATCGTTGTCTGTACCAAAAATCCAATCAGTGCTGGTTTCTAATAATGTGTCGTGAGGTCCTAGTTTAAATTCCATGTTCTTTTGTTGTTTTGATCAATTCTATTTGAGCAGCTGATAAGTTTCTAGGAATTTCTACCTTGATTCTTATCAACAAATTGCCCCTCATTCTTGTTCTCATATTAGGCAAGCCTTCTCCTCTGCAGCTCATCACTGTGTCGGGCTGTGTTCCG